ATAGCAAAGATTGAGCGCCAACGAGATCCACTTGAGCAGTGGAAGGATGGCTACCAACAAGGGCTCAAGGCCGCAGTTGAATCTATCAACGAGATGACAGGTAACAACTTCAAAGACATAGTTGAGATTATTTTGCACTTGAGACGCAATGCTTAACACTTTAGTATCTATGCTGTGCTTAGGCATAGTTGCTGTCATTTTTCTCCTGGTATGTGGACTTATCATCTACATACTGGGGGATATATTTAATGAGGAAGAAAATGGTCGCAAATGAACTGGCAATAGATGCGATGACGGACGAGGAGATTGAAAGGGCGTCTAAAAGGCACCAGATCTTCGCCAAACTGCGTAATTGCGATGAGTTGATAGATACCCTGCTTAAGCGTGATCGAGAGGCTCTGGACATGATTATGTGCGTTGAATGTGCCCACATAGGCAAGTCAGGGTATGGGTGGCAGTGCTCCAACGCCATCAAGGCTCAGGTAAGTACAAACCCTAAAGACCATGTGCCCAGGCAGTTCGTGTTCATGCTACAGCGATGCCCAGGCTTTAGGGAGCGCAAGTGAAGGTAATTAGCTTTTTGCTGACAGTTGTAATCTCCTCAGCCATAACGTCGGGGATTATCTGGCTTGTAGCACCCCACCACGGGACGGTGATCTACCGCTGTGACTGGGCTGAGATTACGCCTGACATACCGATTGAAGTTAAAAATGAATGTAGGAAACGTGTATTGCATGGAACTATTTAAATAAAGGAGACTATATGGACGTAGAAATAGAATTTTTAGAATGGGTACATCCAAAGGCAGGAATTACTAAGGTACAGATGGAGGGTGGTAAGTCTTTAGTACTTAAAGCAAAGATTAAACATGAATGGGTAAGTTTGACCGATGAGGATATATTTGGCGTTTTTGGTACATACAGAGGAGATGCTGACTATAACCACGACCAGTTATTACTTGATGCAAGACGTATAGAAGCTAAATTAAAAGAGAAAAACACATGAATAACAAAGATTTTGAACCAATAAGAATCAGAATAATGCAAGAAGCCTATGAACTCGCTGACCGTGGCGATGCCGAAGGTTACAACTCAGTAAAAGTTATGTGCAACGATGTTCAGAATTTATTGAGGAGAAAATGGGTGGGATTGACTGATGAGGAAGTCTATGAAATATACAAAGCTACTGAAAAGCTAGTTGGGGGGCATTGGGATAATGGTGGAACAATTCTGATGTTTCCTACAACTTTATACCAAGCGTTTGAAGCCAAGCTGAAGGAGAAAAACAATGCCACTTAAACCACACCCAACAGACCCCGACAAAGTAATTTTTGTATCTCGCAAGTATGACTGGCCTAAACGTGAATGGGTAGGGTTGACTGATGAGGATTTAGAAAACATTAAACTATTGACATTTGAAAAAGAGATCAATTCCGATGGTGAAGAACAAGAAGCTGTTGATCTCAATCATTTGATGAGAGCCACAGAACAATTATGTAAGGAGCGAAACACATGAGATTTAGTATTAAATTATTTGAATATCGTTACGTTTTAAAAATATTTTTCCCTTCAGAGCGCCATATTAAATGGTTACCTGCGATTATGTGGGGTAAAGTAAAACGTACAGTTAAGGAAAACACATGAAAGAGATAGCAATGATTGGCGGGATATTTGAGACGGAAGAAGGCGCAAAAGGCTTTCAAAATCTGCTTGAAGATGACTCAGTCGTGGTAAAATTCTATATGCCAAACGCAATGCAACCAGTCCTGTACTGGGTGGCAAATCAACAGTTGGTAGATAACCTCAAGGAGACACTTGATGCGTGACTTTCTATTTAATCTAGCCCTCACAGTACTGCCCATCATGGCAATACTAATCATCGTGGACTTCATTCTCTGCGCTATCACTGGATACGACTATGACTGAAGTTTGGGTATTTGTGTTTGGTATGTTGGTCGGGGTAGCTCTTTGGAACTTAGCTATTATTACTTACAGAGAATTGTATGCCCGTAGAGAAAATCAGGACGTTCCTCGGCAGACACTTAGAGCGGGGGGTAACTAAAGTAACGGAGGGAGTGATCTACAGATGTACAGACTGTGGACAGAGTTGGGATAAGGAGCAGGCGCATAAGTGCCTGACAACAAGTAAGAAGATTGAGAAGGACTTTGCGCCACAAGATGACCACTAGGCCTCTACCTGTAAGCCGAACCAGTCAATCAGTCTTCTTATTTGTTGGTAATTAGGTACTGGCAGTCCCTGAAAGACTGTATAAGCAGTTGTAAGCCTTTTTGCCAACAGCTAACAAGTATGAGGATTACGGGCTTTCCCACCTCCCGAAAGGGCTATGCAGGGAAGTTAAAGTAACGTGCAGGTCGTACCCATAGTCCTCATTCTTGTTGGTGGAAAGGAAAGTAAACGGAGGATGGGCAAGTCATATGCAACTCAAGCATTGACCAGATACCCCACCGACCACCAACCCTAACTAGGAGTTAATGATGGCAACAAAGAAAACAACAGCCACAAAGAAGTTAATGGACGAGACGACAAAGACTGAGTCCGACTTCCAACAGATGAACGACTATCTGGACTACGTAGCGGCAAGGATGAAGTACTTGGACAACCAAGTAAGGGCGCTGAAGCTAGAGAACGATCAGCACAAAGCCACGATAAGGCGCATGGATAGACGAATCCAGAACGCCTGATATACAATAGTACTCATCAAGGTTCGACATTGGAATAATATGGATAACGCAACCGAAAAGCCGAAAGGCAAGGGTGGAGCGCCCACAACATACACCCCTCAAATAGCCGCTGAGCTATGTACGCTCATAAGCAATGGGATGAGTATCAGACAGATACTGAAGGCAGATGAGAAGACTAAACGCTTTCCTGCTCAGAGTACGATCTATGAATGGTTGATTGTTCACCCAGAGTTCGCGGAGCAATACGCTCGGGCACGTGAGGAACAGGCTGACACCATCGCTGATGAGATCATCCAAATAGCTGACGAAACCCCCGATACAGAGCCAGTGATTGACCGTAGGACTGGGGAGCTAATCAGGATGGAGCTAAGCAACTCCTACATCCAGTGGCAAAGAAACCGCATAGACGCTAGGAAGTGGACTGCTATGAAGCTCAAGCCTAAGAAGTATGGGGACAGGACAACCATCGCAGGCGACAAGGAGAACCCAGTTCATACCGAGACTGTCATTACAGCCAAGGGCGCAATGGATACAGTGGTTGAACATTTAATGCTAAAAAAACAGGCATTGAATGCAGGATCTTAATGAGGTCATAGAGATATTGACCGACCCAGAGGTCAAGGCTCACTTTGCTGTACTACCCCCAGAGGAACAACTCGCCTACGCCGCGAGGATCAAGTGGCTGTCAATAGCCCATGCTCACCAAGTGCCTGCAAGTTGGGACTGGTCAATCGCCTTGGTGCTCGGTGGACGGGGAGCGGGTAAGACCAGACTAGCGGCAGAGTGGCTGTGGTGGCAGGCATGGAGCAAGCCCAAGACTAGATGGCTAGTCGGCGCCCCAACGCACTCTGACCTCAAAGACGTGTGCTTTATGGGTGACTCAGGGCTAATCAACGTGATGCCCCAGGTTCTCATTAAGAAGCACCTGAAGGACGACAACGAGATCACCCTGATCAATGGCTCAATCATCAAGGGCATCCCTGCATCGGAGCCTGAGCGCTTCAGGGGACCGCAGTTCCACGGTGGATGGCTTGATGAGTTGGCGGCGTGGGATTACCTCCAGGAAGCTTGGGATCTGCTGAGCTTCTCCATCCGACTGGGAGACAAGACCCAGGTTATCTGTACGACGACCCCTAAGCCCAAGGATCTAATCGTTGACCTGGTAGGCAGGAACGGGCAGGACGTGGCTCTGACGACCGCATCCACTTACGCCAACATTGACAACCTATCGGCAAACTTCCGTAAGCAGATTGAGCAGTACGACCCAGAGTCGGCGCTGTACCGTCAAGAGGTGTTGGCTGAGATCTTAGATCCTGAGTTGACGGGTATTGTTAAGCGCAAGTGGTTCAAGCTTTACCCTGCCTACAACTCGCAGGGTGAGCCAATGCCTCTGCCCAAGTTTGAGTTCATCCTACAGAGCTACGACTGTGCGTTCACTGAGAAGGCGCACAACGACCCAACAGCGTGTATCACTTTTGGTGTATTCAAACCGATGGATGGTCCGATGTCAGTGCTTGTGTTGGACGCCTGGCAAGACCGCCTGCAATACCCTGACCTCAAGCCCAAGGTGATGGATGAGTTTGAGACAGTGTACGGCGAGGGCAAGGATAAGAAGCGGGTAGAGATGATTCTGGTGGAGGACAAAGCCGCAGGCATTAGCTTGATCCAGGACTTGCAAAGGGCACAGTTACCAGTACAGAGCTACAACCCAGGACGGGCTGACAAGGTTCAGCGGTTATCAATTGTCGCCAATATCATACGCGCAGGCAGAGTCTGGGTGCCAGAGTCAAGCATGAACAAAGGGTACGTGAGGGACTGGGCAGAGGGAGCGATAAGCCAGATTTGTGCCTTCCCTGATGCGACCCATGACGACTATGTGGACGCCATGACGCAGGCTCTGAGGTGGCTGAGGGACGCAGGGTTCCTGAACATTGACCCCGCACCAAGGGAAGACTAC